GCCATAAAGGATGAGTTTTTACCTCCACTTAATGAGTTAATTATCTTCATATCCATTCATTCAGTTCAGGGATGCCTTTGTTATCAGTTGCAAGGTAACACAAACAACCTGCATTTTTTGCTCTATTGAGAAATACTATTTGATAATCGCTAATTTTATCCGCAATTGTCTTAACCTCACAATAAACCGCCTTACCTGTTGTTTTGCAGAATCCCGTAATATCCGCAACACCACGTTCACCAATGAATTTCCTGCCAGGTACAGACAGATTATTGTTTCGCCACACATAGTAACCTTTTGATTCCAACTTGATAAGTGCAAACTTTGTTATCATTCCTGCCGTGAGGTCCATTATTTTTCTTTTAAAATTTTATCAAAGTAGCAAGATACCGCCATTCTCATACACTGATGCTCAAGGTAGTCATCATCTGCTAACTTGTTTTTAATATCAATCTTGTCCTGCCTTGAACCTTCAAACATTCTGTCATTCATTGCCTTTATGACCTTATCATATGTATCTTCAACTTCAACAATGATTTTGCCTCTTTTGTGAAGGATATGGAATACATCAATACCGAATACAATATTATCCCATTGCTTAAACTTGGAGTAACAATCAAAAGCAGTTTCTATCTTTTCATCATCAGTCACGAATCTTGGTTGCCATTTGCTTTCCTGCACTGGTTTAATCTCATTTAGTTTCTGCATCCCATATCTTGCAAAAGACCTGAGCAATCTGTGAAGGTAAAGCATTGAAAAGTTCTGATAAGTCTCAGCATCTAAATCAAGTTTCCCCTTTGCTGCCAAGTCAAATGCAAGGGAGATTTCTCCTATCTTGATGTTAGGATATTCCTCCATAATTGACTTGTACATAAGCAATAGGTCTGCATTGTTTGGCATCTTATCACCTTTAACCCCAAGTTTCTGCATCCCGTTGATAAGTTCATCAATAACCAGTGCAGTGCTTAAAGATGCTATTGGTTGAGATGTCCTTGATAGTTTAAACTTCTCAAGGTCTAATTCCTCTGAGTTGGTCAATCTTTTCTGCGTACTGATGGAGTTCTGCTCTGCGTTCTGCATAGATGTCAGAACTTGATTTAGTGGTAACATTTTTATTATAGTTTTTTGAGTTTTTAATCCAGTTCCTTGATGCTGCTTTCCAATCTTTCATAGGGTTTTTACCTACCTTCCAACCATTGCTTTCATAGTAGTTAAAGAATCCCTCTGCTTCTGTGAGGTTTCCAAGTTCTTCAAAATAGTTCTGCACTTCAAATAACTCAGGTTTTAAAAATCCTCTACCTTTTTGTATTTTATTTTTATTTATAACTTCATTTACATTTTCATTTTCATTTTCCATATGTTTATCATATGATTCACATATGTTATTCATATGTTTAGATTCATTACCTTTTATCTTGTTATTTCTTCTTGATTCTGAATATCTCTTACGCTTTTCTGCTTCCTCGTGCATTCTATTATTTAAGAATCCTGCATCAGTTTTCTCAAACTTACACCATATATCTTCATCATATGTTCCACATATGTGCATCATATCTTTTTCAGTTAATGAACCATATTGGTGCTGCATACAAAGAAGCGTAATGTATTTACCTACTTGTTCATAGGTCATTCTGCGTACTCCAGTCAAAAAATCAGAAGTATAAAAAAGCACTGCTGGGTCTTTTGCCATAAAAAAAATACCTTAAAAAGATTCGGGGGGAACAGGTCTGCCTTTGCAAACCTCCGAACCTTTCTAAGGCATTAATAATTTTAACTGCACCTGATGTTCCCCTATCAAGTACTCCAAATATAATATTTTATTTAACATCTTCAACTTTTTTCTTCACTCGGACCGCATATGTTTTTCCATCAATCCGACTGGTTACCTTGCGACCAATCTGCCTCAAGTCGCTAATCTTATTTGGAGGGTATCCCATAAAGTTACAAACGCACTTCCCAGACCTGAAATTGACCGCTTTTTTTCTGCGTTCTTCTATGTCCTCTATGCTAAGGTCATAGACCAAGTACTCAACCGCATTCTCTAAGTGATAAGTGATGTCTCTCATTTGAACTTGATTTTAAGCATTAGAGCAATTGATGCTAAGAGATGAATAATGATTGCAACTGGTATTGATACAAAGATGAAGTATAACCATTCAAAGATTCTTTTCATTGTTTTATGTATTTATATGATGCAAAAGTTTTACCATCCTTAGTCAAGTTTTCTGTGCTAATAACGTGACCATCTTTGCGTAAATCAGAGATTCTTGCTGCTAACCTAAAGCATCCAAACTTTTCAAGAGCATCCAATGGAGTTATCTTTCTGCCTTTTTTTAGATGTTGAAGTATTCTTTCGTTTTGTGATTTCATTTGATTTGTTTTAAATTGGGTGAGGTTGTTAAACCCCACCCGATGTAACTAAAATGGGGCATCTTCAAAGTCCATAGTATTAGATGATTTACTACCACCTGTTACCATAAACTTAGCATTCCCAATGATTGTACCTTTCTGTCCTTTCTCTCTTTCCTCCTTGGTGATAGATTCAACGATAAAACCATTGTTCCCGTACTGGTCCACCTCTTCCTTGAGGAATAAAGTCGCTGAAAGATACTGACCTTTTTTGCCCTTGTACAAACGCTTGGCATCAATTTTACTTACATCAATGTTGAGACTAATTAACTTTTGCATATTTGTTTTATTTACTGAGTTGAATTTTGAAGGTTGAAGTTACTGACTTAATTGGTAGGTCACCCTTGTGGTATGTCTTTTCTTTGTCTTCTATCTCCTTTTGCTTTTCCTTTAATGCACCGATTTGCTCTTCAAGTTCTAACCAACCTGGAAGGTCTGAGTAATCATATTTAGTACTTTCCATATTGGAAATAACTGCCCCAAGTACCTCTGCTTTTCCTTTTGGGTGCTTCATAAGTTCTGTAAGAACATTCTCAGTAATTCGGGATTTAACCGACTTAACCAATTGCTCTAAACTATTGAACTTGATTGCTACCTCTAAAGGGTCAAGCAATCCGTCATTTACTTGCTCTTGGATAGCATCTGCCATAAGTTCTATTCCAAACTTAGTGGGGGCAATATCCCCCACCTTGATTTCATTAACCTTTAAGGAGTTCATTTTTTCTTGCTTTTAGTTGGTCTTTGATAAAAGAGTTGGTTTCAATCTTGTGCTTATTAGCATCATACACTGCTTTCAGTTCTACAATGTTATTCGCCTTCTTTATAGCAATGGCAAGTCTGCCAATGGTCAACTCAGCATCTTCTTCAATAACCTCAACTGATTCTATCTCCATTTCAGGCAATGCTTCAACCATTGTTTGCAGTGCCACTGTGGTTGCATTAGGGATTGATTCTGCCTCTGATTCATCCAAGACACCTAAACCTAAGAGGTCTAAGGTTGCCCTCCGTTTTGCCTTTGTTTCTGCCTTCATAATGGCATTGGCATAAGCCTCACCTTTAAGACCTGCGATATTAACCGCTCCAATGCTTTCAGTACATCTTCCATCGGGAAGCGTTGCTTTGCTTGTTACAATGTAAACCCCTGCTTCATCATTGGTATCTCTTGCAGTAATGGTATGAGAAACGCTATGAAGTTTATTCAGTTGCTGAGTACCACTTCTTGTACAATACAAGACCTCCTTCCCTGAAAGTCTGAGGATATCAAAAGGCTTGGTAAATGGGTCAAGTCCCATCCTTTCGCAATACCCGTTATAATACCTCACTTTGTCGTTTGCCGACAGTTTGGACAAGTCCCCCTGCAAGATTAACTGGTTCGCAATAGAGGCTGACTGGTTTTGATTCTGTTGTTGTGTCATTTTGTTGTGATTTTGTTAAGTAAGGAAATGTTTTTTCAATTCTGAAAGGTGTGTTTTCTTTCATTGGAGATATATGACTTATGTATATTTCCCAATCTTGCATACTTTTAAGTCCGTAAAAGTAGTACCATTGCCTCCTCTGTCTTTCAATACATTCGTGATTCCTTAAAGGGAAAGCAGTAGCACGGACCTCACCTTTGACTGCAAGGGTCATCTCAATTCTATCAGATGGCATAATCTTCCTGCTTTAGTTTTTCATCTGCATACTTTTGAATACACTTTTCTTCAACCAATGCATAAAGGTCTCTTTTGAATTCAAGTTTAAGGTTAAATACATACCAACCAGGGAAGTTAATGTATCTAACAATAATTTCCCATTCCCCATCTTTGGCAGTAACGAAAGCACCAGCGGTTGCTTTGAGGTCAACATTTGCGTTAAACCATTCTTTTGGCATTGTAACATTTGCGGTAACGTAGGTCATATGTGATTTGTTTTGTGTTAAAGTTAATTAATTTCTTCTAATACTTGAAATAATTTTTGCATTGTACTTAGTCTTACCTTGCCAGTTTTCTCAGCACGGTTCACTGTTGCAAGTGAAATTCCACTAATTTCTGCTAACTTTTCTTGGGTTACTTCCTTGCTTCTTCGCAATCTTCTGAGGTCTTTACTTGTCATTGTTTTGGTTTTGATGATTAAAAAATCTTGTATAAATCTGAATAGATATCTTTTTTATTATCCTTGATTGCTTTTTCACAGGCTTTGCAACGACTGGCGTGTTTATCTTTGGTAGAGGCATTCTTGTTAAATTGCTCTATGGGTTTTTCCTTTTTGCAGTATGTACAGGTTTTCATTGTTCTTCGTTTTGTGGTAAAATAACAGACCTAATAAAACCCATTAGACGGAACTGCTCAACAGTTATCTTGAGATGCTGAACCGCTTCTCCTGAATAAATCATTGAGTCAATAAGTTCACCGAGTAACTTGTGCCGTTCAAATGTCGTGAGGTCTCCCCACTTTGGTAGTGATTCTTTCATTGTGTTTATTTTAGATTATGATTAAAACCAGTTATCTGCAGAGCAAAGGATAAGTGCGAGAATGATGATTGCGATGGTTTGGATAGTTGACTTTTTCATTTGTGTTTATTTTTTTAACTTAACAATAGTTTTTCCTTTGATAGCATATGATACCTTAATCCATTTTGCTCTATTTTTTGCTATTTCTAAATTTTCTGCCCAAATTTCTTTTTGTTCATTGTTCCAAGTTGCGATGTACTTTTTCATTTGTTTGGTTTTATGTGATTTAAAGAGGTGTAGGATGCCTCGCCCCGTATTATATTATAAAGATTTGAGATAATTTGCAATCATTGGCATAGTAGTTTCGTTTATTGCGATTTCAATAGTATCGAAAGACATTGTTCTTTTATTACCGTTATAATTTGTATTAATAAAAACCATTCCTTCAATAATAGATATTTCAGCAGTAAGTCCTTTTGTGATGTTTAAGATAGTGTTCATTTTTTTGTGTTTTTGTTTGTGATTTGATATGTCAAAGATAATACTTTATTTCAAACAAACAAATCTTTTTTAATCTTTTTTAAAATATTTTTTTACGATTACCCATAAAAAGAACCCCCACCATAGAAATGGCAGGGGACAATCACATTAATAAACACAAAAAATGAACACAGTCAAATGTCACTATTAAATAGCATTTTATGCATATTTTTCACGGAATGTTCAAGCATTTCAAGACACATCTGCTTGATTTCCTGCATCTTCTCAACCTCCTCACGGGTCATAGGATTAGCAGTTTCAAGCATAGTTAGGACCTCAACTGAGGCAGATATGTATTCGGGATAGGTGTACCCTATCTCTTAAATGATTTCCTCAACCTCTTCGCCTTCGCCTAAAATGAGGTCCTCTTCCATTATGAAATCTCTCCTTTATTTATGGTAAAGTTTCTGACATTGAAATTCTGACCATCAATATCTACTATTGAGAATCCGTGATTCCATTTATTTATGGGAAGATAGGCAGGGTGAAGTTCACAAAGACATCCTAAAGACCAGGTCTTTACTACACCTCCATTCATATCTCTTTCAACATGAGAACTCGTGCAATGATTATGCCCTTGCATAGCAGATACTTTACCCCTAAGAAAAAGACCTCGTGCAATGTTAACAGGACTGAAAACAGACCCTCCGAATTCGTGACCGTGAATAATGTTAAGGTCTCCTGCTTTCATAATCCTTTTGTCCTTGATTATCTCAATACCTTCTGCCCTTGCTTTTATGATATTGCTGAAATCAAATTCCTCAATACCTACAAGTTCGTGCGCTTTCATCCAAAGAAAATGCTCATATCTCTCACAATGGTTTCCCATCTTGTAATAGATTTTAGCATCAAAGGTCTTTTTAATTACATCAACCAACTCCTTAAATGCTTGTAGTTCGTGAGCAACACTTCTCTTCTTAGGGTCTTTCATAAACCTGCTCAGACCAAAAAAATCTATAGTATCACCATTCAAAAGAATGGCATCGGGTTTCTCTTTCTTACCATAATCAAAAGCACAAGTAAGTGCTTCAATTGAATGATAAGGTATATGGATGTCGGAAAGAACCAACAATCTCTTCGCTTTTAGGTCATAAGGTTGGTAAATTGCCTCATCTGATTCGGGCAGTTTGTAGGGATTTTTAGGTCTTTCTTCCATTTGTTTTCTTATTATTGTTCGGTTAGCACCTTTCCCTTCAATTGCTCTTAGCGTTCTCCTTATGGTTTCAATTCCGCTAAACAATAAAGGATTCTCACTATAAATTAGTCTCGCAAGTTTTAGCGTAGGCATATCCCACCCATACTTTTCACGGTAGTCAGCGCAAAGTTGTGCTTTGTTCATAGATTTATTTAAAGTAAAGATTTGCTTCTGCCTCTCTTCTCCTTGTCAATCCTGCAAGTACTTTACCTGCTGCCTTATTCCACTTTAGAAATTCTGCCCTTATTGTTGGGTCACTATGGTTTGCATTGACCTTTTTAAGCAGTGTTGACTTTTGTAGGTTTGCTATTCCACAATTGTAAGCAAAGGAAACTAATGCTCCGAACTGGTTCTCACTAACGTTTGCCGTTACTACTTTATCTACCTTCTCTGCAAATGCATCTCCTATGATTTCAAACAATTGCTCTGCCTTTTCTTTAGAGATAGCATGACCCGCCATAACAGGAGAACCATCCTCATAGAAAGTATTTCCATATCCTATGGTCCACTTCATTGCAGAGCATTGGTATGCTTTTAACTTGCACCCTTCAAACTCTTTAATAAGGTCAGCACCTGCTTTGTTTAGTTTCATATTTTAGATTTGATGTATAGCGCACCAATGATTAATGCTATCAATCCAAACAACCATAATTGCCTTCTTCTTGCCTTTCCTTTCCATTCTATCACCTCACCTCTCAAACGTGCTGAATCAGTCTGTAATAGCCTCACACGGGCATTGTCTACAATGTATGACTTCAAGGTATCGTGAATGGTTGTAGACTTAACAATATCCCTTGTTTTCCATTTGGTGATGTAGGTTGTATCATTTACGATTTCGGTAAAAGTTTCTGTTTCTACACGAACCAAAGTGTCAACCTCAACCAATGTATCTGACTTGGTAATGAAGGTAGTATCATTCGCACACCATCCCCCAGCAACCACAACCTTTGCAACCTCCTCAAGTTTCTCTTGGTCTCTCAAAACTTGCTTTACTGGGTTACAGGATATAAAAAGTAGGATGAAAAGTAGGTATCTCATTTCTTAAAGATTTTCTCAGCAGATGTAAACCCGAGAGCAGAACCAACGATAAAAGTCACTGCATAGATACTCGCATCTGAAGGCTTTGCAATCATAGTAGCACAAAGCGACAAAGTACCAATAAAGGCACAAAGTCGCTTCATACTAAGACGATTGCTTTCCTCTGTAAAGAACTGCCTCACGACTTTAATTCTTTATACATACGATAAACATTGTAGACTATTGTTGATAGTCCTGCTAAAATAGCAACGACTACACCCACATCAGACAAGGCAATGTCTGCCCACATCTTGATGAGTATAGTCGCTGTACACATTGCAATAGATTTGCTATCCATTCTCGGTTTTCTCTTTTTGAAGTTCCTCGCCAATCTTAGCGTTAGTTTCTTTAAGTTGCTCCTGCAAGTATTCAATTTGAGCAATGATGTCGTAGGCTTGAGCCTTCAGTTCAATAAGTGTCATAGTTTAAAATTTGATGTGAAAATACTAAATAATTGTCAGGTTAAGTTGTGCTGCACTCCAATTATAAATCCAATCATTGATAGACATAGCTGGTTGGTCACCCCAGTTGATGTAGTCTTGTCCATCAATGGTCAAGTTACCTTGAGATACTTGCTCACCCATTGACTCAACACCTTCAGCATCTACTACCTTTGTGAACAACTGCCAATAGTTAGTAGCACTGCTTTCGTAGTTATCATTGATGCCTGTCACTTGAAGATACTCAGCAT